TTTTTTTATAATATGAATATGGTCTTAATCTTTCGTTTTTGAACTTTGTGTTATAGTAATCATTTTCTTCTTTATTTTTGAATTCATAATTTTTTGATGTTAATTCACTCAGGGGTATAATTTCAATATCGTCAGTATGTAGTTTGTTTGTCCAGTTTTGGAAATGATTTGAATTAGAACCATCATAATAAAAATCATCACGGGGTTCGATGATATATTTTCTTTCAACTTCTTTATCAGCAGCAATTTGTAAATTAAACATTTTACAAAGACCAAGTAAAAAATCTTTTGCCATCATATCTTTTGGTAAAAACGCCGAGCCCTCTAAAATGGAGTTTTCAACTGATTTTGGTGTTGGTTCGTTAAAAATATATGAACCAGATTTTAATTTAATTTTCCAATCACCGACTATTGGTAGTTGAAAGCTTCCACCACCTGATGAAAATTGTTCGTAAAAACTGATTACTCCACCACCAATCGTTGATGCTTTTGCTTGAAGGAGATTTGATAATTCAATCCAAACTTTATCACCTTTCGAAAAATATGTTGTAGGACAAGTTGCTGTTAATTGATAGTTCCTCCAGTTTTCAGGTTGGTATGTTCCGAAATTAACCCAGTTGTAATTTGTTGAAGACCAGTATGATTGAGGATTTACATAAAACTGGTCAGATACAGAAGTATAAATCTCTGATTGAACACCCGCCCGTTCCAACCACCAAGTTGCTCTTAATCTCACTCCATTTCCATCTGGGTTCCATACAGTTGATGGATTTCTTATCCACCCTGGAAAATATGTATATCCAGGTGTGTTTGGTTGTAGGGACGCAGTAGCCCGCATTTTCAACTCACAATCCAAAACCAAATTTGCCGATATATTATATTCACCATTATCACTTACAATCCACTGATATGTGTTTTCGTTCCAGTTTCCAAACTGACCACTTTGCGTTGAACCATTATCAAAATATGATGCCGTTGTTCCGAGTGTTCCGCCTTCTTTATTAAATGGTATACGAGTTCTGAACTGTGTTGGTAAAGTCGAAGCAGTCGCTGTCGTGTTAGGATTTAAGTTTTGAAACCACCACCAAGTTCCAGGTTGAACCTCTGATGGTGATTGATTATATGATGCGGTCAATCCTACAATAAATTTTCGCGATTTTGTTTCTTCTGGATTTATATCATATTGACTATATTTTTGTGTTAAAATTAATCTTTTGAAAAATTGACTATCAAAAAAATTACTTTCGTATGTCGAACTCGCTGCCTTAAATATTCTGTCTAATATAGTTTTCAAATAATATGACGGAGCAAAACTCGTCACTGGAAATGTATTGTAATCCACTTCATCACCCCATTGTATCAGGGGATATACAACACCTCCACCTGAATGTATAATTTTCCAAACATATCCAACTATACCAGTTTCACCAAATGGACTTAAACCAAGTGGATAAAAATAATTGACTGTAAAAGTAGTCGAGGTGGAAGCCACGACAGACCAATCACCATTAACCATTCTTAATCGAGTATCATTCCCAGGATTTATTAAAACTCTAACATAATCACCGATAGACAATCCGTGAGGCGTTGTAGTTGTAAATGTTAATCTACCAGTTGTTGATTGTTTATTAACAACACTGACAGTTCCTGAAAGAGTTTGTGTAAAACTTGTTTTATTTACACCGCTTGAATTTGTAATCAAACCAGACCAACTATTCACTATATTATCACGAGACCAAAGGTGGTTATATTCAGTGAAATCAAATCCATTTATTTTTATATCGCCGATGTCAGAAAACAAACTTGTTAATTCACCGTTTAAGGCGATTTCATATTCTATATTTCCACCTCTATCACGAGTTGCTTTTTTAAGTTGTAAATTGCCTTTAAGAACTTCTATACCACCAGAAAGTAAAATGACTTCTGTTCTTAAATTTGGATTAAAACCCGACCATACTGATACACCACCTAGTTGTATCCAACTATCAGATTGTAAATTATAAATTCCACCGAATATACGATTATTGTTGTTTGTTCCTGGTATAGTGATAGTTTTCGACCAACTTGTTTTAACACTTTCAGGATTTACAATATCCGATATAGAATATGTGATTGGTATGCTGACATCTTCATGGAGGTCGATTTTTTTACCACCTACATATTTTGATCCATTTCCAACGACATTATTTGGTTGAGATTTCCATTGTGAGTTGTATGTTCCAATCGACTGGGTTCCGCTATTCGATGGAGTTTGAACTGTTCCAGGCAATCTTTGTGATTGTGCTGGTCTTGTAAATATAATTAATTCAGTAGTCATTTATCCTCGTAAAGTTGTTTTTTGATATGAAGTTTCCCAGTTAAATCCATATAATATTGGAGTTCCAAGTCGTTGTGCCACCTCAACTGAGTTGTCTGTTGCTACTATTGGTAGTTTTCTCCAAGTGATGTCTTTTTGTAAAAAACCACAAGGTGTTCCACTAAAAGTTCCTGATATTGTAATCTGATTTTCGACTGGTATATTTGTAATCGTATATTTGCCAGATTGGGTTCCATTTAATTGATGTAGAAAAACTGAATTTCCAACAAGGAATTCATTTTCTATACCAGTAGCCCACTTTGGTTTTTTATAAAGAAAAGTCGCAATTCCAGAAGCAGTTCCAACTAACTGCGTTTCCATTAATTCAGGTCTTTGTAAAATAAATATATCTTTTGACAGGGGCAGTTCCGTCAACCAATTAGCATCAACTTCACGGATATATGAACCGACTGTTCCTCGTTCTTGTCCATTTATTTTGAATGTCTGTAAACCTCTATCACCCAAAGTGTATTGTGTGTTTAGTGGACTTAAAACTCGTGAAAAATTATCTCTAATTATATTATACGCTGTTCTCCTTCTATGGTAGAATGTATAAAGTTCTGGCGAACCCAACTGACCAGTAAAACAAAATCTACTTTGGAACGCCTCTGGGTTTTTCAAATTAAAAGTAAAAACCTCACTCACCAGAGTTGAGGTTGAATATCTTAATTGTATAGTATATTTTTTTACAATGGGATTTATTATAGTCGTGTTTGCTATTCTGTTTATATCATATGGTCCACAAAACAACCTCATCCTTCGAATGAGATGTGTTTTATTCGTTGGATATGAATAGGTGTTTATTAAAGTTCCTCCATTGTCATATGTCTTAACATCAAGTTTCCAATCTGCTACATTTATATTTTGTTGAGTTAAGAAATCTAAACAGAACTGGTCGTTGTATGTTAAACTCAATTCACGAGGCGAGTTGGTTAAAAACTTCGCTGTATTTGAAAAAGTTCCCACGACAGAATATGTCGACGAATATGATGTAAAATATTCATAATCTATTCCACCTTCAAAAACATATGCCGTGTTTGAATTTTGTAAATTAAGATATTGATTTACGACGCCAGAACAATCAATCGTGTTGTCATATTCTTCGCCAAATTTTATTTGTAAACTAAACGCAGCATTCGGCGCCGAAGTGTTTGTTCCAGAAAAAATAACATGAGTTGCCGCTGATTTATCAATCGAGGTTTCAATATAATCCTCACATATTCTTTGTAAATTAAAAAGACCATAACCAGTCGTTGGGTCTGGGAATGTTTTAAGTGTATGAACTTTAATTGAGTTGATATAAATATCACAGATATATCTGAAATTACATTTACCAGTGTTGTTTGAATTCGCAGTGATTAGGATTTCATTTGCCGATGGGTAAAAATAGTTTGTGGTTAAATTTTTTATTATAGTGATAGCCATATTTTATTTTATTCTTTTTTGTATATCATAGGTGGTTTTATCTATAATTAATTTTTCAATTCTTTCGCCTAATTTTGGATACATCGCCTCGATTGTTGTTTTGAAAAACATTTTTGGTTTTATACCCTTTTCATATTGAAGAACATTTGCTACCGCCCACGGATTTAGACCACGACTTGTAGCCCAGGTTTCCAAAGCAAAAGCAGTCCCAGCAACATTTCCACGGAACTCAAATGGTGTGTCGTATATTTTTTGGTCGACTGGATTTACACCCTGGTCTTGAAATTTACCATAATCAGCCATACGGAATTTGAACTCACCATCAACTGATTGTTCATCATATTCGGATTTTATAGAATTTTCCAAAGTTCCACTATCAATCAAATTAATCCTTTTGATTTCTTCTTTTATTTTCTGGACAACTTCTGCTACCCATATTCTTTCAACTTCGCGGATTAACTCTCTCGTGTCTTTGTCTAAATTCATTTTATGTTATTTTAAAGATTGACATTTTTGCTGTATATCCAGGTTGTGTTGCGTCTGGTCTTAACCAAATTAAAAATGGCGTTCTTGCCCAAAATTCCAATCTTGAATTTGCAGTTGCCGATATTATAGTGCTTCCGCCATATGATGAAAGACCAACATTACCTGCTGGGTCAGTGTTGTGTTTATCAATTGCTAACAATTCGACTGAATTTGAAACTGTCGCACCATTATATTTCAAAAAGAACAACATAATTTTATCATTATTATATCCACTAAAATCCCTTTCACCAAGTGTAATCGAATAATCACATTTATATATTCCATTATAATCAAAGACAGCGGCTGTCATTCCACTGATATTTTGTTCTAACGAAACTGTCAAACCAAGCAAACTTGAACCAGTCGCAAGAACTTGTGTCGATTGATATTCACCAAACCAATATGCTTGCTGAGGTGTTGTTCCTGACGAACCATTTGTTCCTGACGAACCATTTGTTCCTGACGAACCATTTGTTCCTGACGAACCATTTGTTCCTGACGAACCTGATGTGCCGTTTGTTCCACCACCACCGCCACCGACTGTGCCCCATGATAATCCACCAGAACCATCTGTGACTAAGCCCTGACCTGACGAGCCATAATTAGTTGGAAAATCGAAATCTAACTGACTTGAACCAGTATATCCGAGTGTTAAATATGTTGTTGTTGAAGATGATATTTTTAATTCACCTCTACCTAAATTTGAATTTTGATTTATTCCTGACATTAAACTTCATTATATTTTATTGGAAAACCATATGTTGGGTCATCACAAGTTGAAAACTGGAAATTAAATTCAATCGTCAAATCCAAAACAACTCCACTGACTTTGTCTAACCATCTGTCTGATAGCGGTTGTAAAGACCAAGATTGTAAATCAATAATTTCACCCGCTGTTTCTTTCAAATATCTTACAAGTCGAAAAGCCAGTTCCTCACAATCTGACACGACATCATTTTGATTTGAATTTCCAAGATTATCAAGAAAAACCAAGTCGTATATCACGACTTGGTATCTGCGAGTAAATGCGTAATCAGAAAGTGGTGTTGTAGATTGAGGATTAACCCAGGCACCTGGATAGATTTGTTTTGCTTTCGGTTCACCATTTTCATTAAAGAAAAGACCATATCCAAATTGATTTATATTTGGGTCTGATGTCGCCCAGTCATTAAAAATCTGAGACATTGCTTTTTGTGATAAATATTCCATATAATTTTATATCTTTTTATTTTCGACTTGTTTATTAAGTTCTTTTTCTCCAACCACCGCTTTCAACATATGATATGTGATTAAGAACTGCTACTATTGGTAGTTCGTATAGTTGTTGAATTTTGACTAAATCACCCTCTGTAATCCTAACCAATATATCATACATACCCCACTTTTTTTGAAACTCTTTTAATTGGAGTTCTTCATAGGTGTCTGGGTTGTCTGCGTCGTCGGCGTTTGAACTTCCACCACCGCTGTCATCTGTTCCACTAAACAATCCAGAGTTTTCAGCGACAATTCTATCCCAAGAAGAGAAAAAAAAAGAAGTCCGCCTTTAACAAACTCTATACTTAATTTATTTTTGAATAGATTTGCTCGTTTTTCAAAACCACGAGCAGTATGTGGTTCGATTTCATATTCTTCACCCGACCATTTTGTAATCGGCCTCCAAACCAGCGCACATAGATTATGTAAATTTTCATTCGTGTTTTTACGGAACTGTTCACAATCAATAAAAACGCCACTTGACATCAGTGAAAGTTCTGGTTCAATACCATACTCGACCCCATCAATAGTAAAAGTTTTTTTGAAATCTGGGTCTGGTTCCCTTTTCAAGAACTGATAGTCGATGATTTTAGATTTCAACTCTTTAAGTGGTATGTTTCTTAATTCATCTGGGTCAGTGTCCTCACATATAGAAATTGCTTCTATAAATTGAGTAAATTCATTATCCGTTTGAATTGTCAGGATTTCTTGGTATTGACCTATTGTAATCTCTGACCATCCCTTTTTGCTCACGGAGTTTTCTTCTTTTATATTCTCGTTGATATTCATTCCACTTTTCTTTATTTTTTTGTTTATATTCTTTTGAATATTCGTCCATCTTTTGTTTGTTTTTTTTATAATAATCTTTTGTATATGAAAGAACCTCTGATATTTTTATATGTCGGTTCCACCACTGGGGCGGCATAGAGAACTCTTTTAGTTCTATACTTGATTGTGTCCATCTGATTTCACGATATATTTTACAATCACAATCGCCGACTTGGAGTTCAAGACATTCGAGTTGTAAGCCATCTTCTTTATGTAAAATGACTTTTGAAGTTAATTTGTATATTGACATAATAAATTATATATTAATTTTTGGTACTTTCCTTTTGGTAATTAAAATAATTTTATTATATTTGTAGTATAATTAAAAAACCAATAAATTAAAATGAAAAAACAAAAAATCACATCAATGTTAGATTTTATTCAAGTTCAAGAAAAAACAAACGATATACCCTATGGAACTTTTTATATGGGAGAAAAAGAACAATTTATAGATATCAATAATTTACAAAGATATACAACAAAGGAATTAATCATAATTTCTGGTAGAAAAATAACAGGTGCGAAAAAGATTGATTATATCAATTTTATTTTACGAGATAAACGATTTATTGAAAAACAAACAAAAATAAATCGAGAAATTTTATTAAAAAGTTTTTTAGATTAAAATAATTTTTTTAAATTTATACTATAATTAATTAACAACTTAAAAAAACAAAACAATGTTTACAACTGATAACAGAGGGCGGGTTAATTTCCCAATGGGTCTCAAAATGCTTATAAAATCTATATGTATTTCCTCATTAAAAGAAGCAGGTTATGCCAGCAAGCAAGGTTTTTCAACATACTTTTTTTGGAGTAAAGCACATATTAGTGATGGTCGCTACAAACAACAAGAAATTAAAGATTGTTTGATTATACAAGTAAATATATCCTATATGGATGACGATAAACCAGAAGTTCGTTATGCGGATATTGGTTGCTGGAAAAATTCCGTATGGTTTATAATTTCACCAAGTATGATACGAGATTACAAATTAAATGATTTATTAAAATGAGAGATATAAAAGATATAATTAAAGAACTGACCGAACATCCAGAGTATATCCACCACGAAATATGGACAAAAAGAGGCGTTCGTGAATTTATAGCAAGTGATTATAGTTTAGATGAAACTGGTCCCCATAGGTTAGAACAAATTTTAACCGATGAAGATTACTCTTACTTTGGTGATTTTGTTTATAATGTATATGAATGTGGTTTGGAGTATGCCAATTATGAATACGAACCCGATTTAGATAAAAGAATAAAAAGACATATTAAATTAAATGACTTGCTCGGTGAACCAGATGATGATATGATGTAAAAAAAATTCCTAAAAAGTTTATTATCGGAACAAATTCTGATGTAGATGATGACTTTCACGACAAATTTAACGAACTGGTAGGTAGGAGTTTTTATACCCTTGGATATGCTGAATTTATCGGAGCGTTGATTTCTGAATATGAACTCCTTATGTCATAGGAACTCGATATCAAAATCGTAATCTTCTCCTCTTTTTGTCCTTCGCCAGTAGTTCCATATCGCATACCTCATTGCGTCCATTAGGTCATCATATAATTTGACTGGTTCGTATATGATTTGTTCACCTTTGGTTTTCCACTGATATTTTCTAATTTCGTCAATCAGGTTTACAGAATTTGTATGTAGATATAATTTTTTTGACCTGATTAAATCTATACCTTCCTTTACACTTTTATCAGCCGACTTTGCCATATACCCAGCCCGTTTAAGGTCTTCAATCATACTCGGTGCGGCACTATCGACCCAAATATCCTTATCGGTTTCTATATTTAAATCTTTCATTAATTTAATTAAATCTGACGATGTTAAATTACTTTTGTATATAACCTCTTCAACCCATTGGTTTTGGTCTTTAATATAAACTTTTACAAGTGCCATAGCGTGATTATATCCCACATCCAGTCCATATAAAAAAGTATCCCATACTGGTTGTGGTTCACCATCTTCTGAATGGGATATCAAATCATTATCCTTCCACTCTGACCAGTTTTGGTATATTGTTGTAATCGCATAACCAGGTAAACCCAGACCATAAACCCGCCACAAGTTTTCATCGTGTTCTTTATAACTTTCAATTTGTTTTATAGTTGTTTCTGTTAAAAAAGGGTTGTCAAGATAAGTTGAGTGTATATAATCTACATCTGTTCTCACTTTCATTTTAAATGACCAGTGCCAAGCATCCGATGGGTTTTGGTCCATAAAAACTCGTTCAGTAGTTCTTAAAAAAAGTTGCTGTGCGGCTTCATAATTAATTTCATTACATTCGTTTAAGTAAAGATGTGTCCGTTTAGCACCACGGACTTTTTGACTATCATTTAAGGAAAAGAATTCAATAAAATTCCCAAATAAATTTATTTTATGTTCGGATTTATTGTGTGAATTTTCATTATAAAGATTTAATTCCTTTAATAAATCAACAAATTCTCTATATACTGTTCTGCGTAAACTGGGAAAGCCGGCACGGACTATCGAAATATAAATTCCTTCACCTCTTCGTCTTGCGCATTCCAATATAATCCACTGCATCATAGAATAGGTTTTTGATGACCTGGAACTACCAACAGAAAGAACAAATCTGCTATTTGTTTTCAGAAGTTTTTCCAATACTCCTGTCGCCTTCATTTCCATTTACAAAAATTACTTTTATATCATTTATATTTTGACCACCAGTCGTGATGTCAACACTGTCATTATATCCTCTTTTCTTTCCACGAAATCGCATATAAAAAAGAATTGATTTTTCCGACCCTTCTTTTATTTTTCTAAATAGTTGGTTTTCAACAAAATCTAATTGTATGTTTTGTATATCATCAACTGCTTTTTTAAACCTATCGTCCTCGTTATAATAGGTATAAAATCTATCCCTGCTGATGCCAACTTCCTTACAAGTTGGTGTCACTATTCCTAAATTTCTTTCCAATGCTTCAAGTAGTTTTTCCTTCCAAACTTCTGGTTGATGTTTACTCATAATATGTAATTTCTGTAATTTTTTTTATGTCTTTTACATATCCGAGATTTTAGGTATTTGTTGCCATAATTCTTTATCCCCAAAATAGTCGGTTAAAATTAAAAAACATTCATATCTTTTTGCCTCAATTTTTGTGTTAAATCCTTTAATTTCAATTAAACTTAAATCTCCATATTCTGGATATAGAGTTTTGATTTTATTATAAAGAATTTTTTTATTTTTTGTCCTAAAACAGAGATAATTATGTTGTTTTTCCCTTCTTAATAAATCATTGGTATGACCTATATATCGTGTCTTTTTGTCTATTAAAATTTTATAAACAATATATTTTAATTTTTTCTCCATTTTTCCTCTATGATTTGCGGAACCGCATTTTTCCATTGAACAAAATGGTGTAATCGTTTATCTGTTCGACCCATTAGTGATATTTTTATAGCAGAGGGATTGTAAAGAATAGTATAAAATGATTTTTGATATGTTCCTCCGTCCAAATAAAATTCTGTTAAACCACCAGAGTTTGTTTGAGTTTGTAATTGCGTCACACATATATTGGGATGTGTAAGAAAAATTTTGCCTAATTTGCCGTTGTGTATATAGCAATTGACATCCTCGTTTATTCTTCCTAAAAATTGATATGGGTCACTGACTTTATTAAAAAAGGTATTCATTAATTTTCTACGAACTGTTTTTCTGTTTAAAATCGATGCGTCAATTCCTCCAATATAATCCCCACCTTGAGCAAAAGCAATACTGGTCGCTGGTGAATTTTCTAAAAATTCCAAAAATATATCAAAGATTTTATTTAAATCGCGAAGTGGAGATGAACTTAATTTTTTTCCTTCTGCAAATCTTAATCTAAAATTATTGTAATCGTCGTCAAGTTGCAGATAGTATTTTAAACCAAGATTTTTTGCTATTTCCGGATTTGCGTTTCTTGCATAAACAACAACATTTTCTTTGGTGAAATTATCACCTATATCAAATTTACCCTTCCAATCCTTTTTTGAAAAAACTATTACCTCATCGCCATATATTCTTTTATAATCAGTTAATTGCTTATCATCATCACTGCACATTAAATAAATTTTGCCAGTATATCCTTGTTCTCTCAAAGTTCTATAAGTTCTTACCTTTTCTGCTCTTCCGTATGTTAGGATAAAGACAGCGAAGTCGTTGTTGTTGTTTGAAATCATTCTTTTTCGGGTTTATTTTTATATTCACCAATTAGTTTTTCGCTTATTCTTAAATATCCAAGTTCAATTGCTTTATCAAAATCTATTATAATAAGAACCAGTTCCTCCATAAGTCGTTGAACATCTGCCTCTGAATGTGCGTAAAATTCAGCACATTTACTATAATCGAATTTTATATGTCTTGTTGCTGCTAATCTTAAAAAAAATTTAATTTCCTCTGGTATGTTTTCGCCTTTTTCTTCAATACTTCCCAATATTTTATAATATGTTTCCAATTCCGTTAAATCTGCTACATCTGGTTTCGGACCTGTTATTTGATAAATTGGTGCTTCAACTTTTTTTGTATATTTACTATCTGTCATTTGGGGGACATCAGATTCAGATTTTGGAAAATCCAAACCCCAGTCCAATAAAAATTCTTTATCCCATTCGTTTGATAAAATATCAAAATCCCATTCACCATACGATAAGTTGTCTTTAATTATAAACTCTTCCTTTTGTTGTTGAGTTAAATCCTCAACCCTAATTATAGGTATGGTTTTAAGTCCTGCTTTCTGACATGCTTTATATCGCATATTTCCACCGAGTATGATATTGTTTTCATCTACGACAACTGGTCGTATTTCCATCATTTTGGGAAATTCTTTTATTGAACTTACTAATTTTTTAAATTTTCCATCGTTAAGAACCCTTGGGTTTTGCGGGTTGGGTTTTATTTCGCTTATACCTACCATTTGTATATTCATAGAGATTTAATTTATATTTTATTTTTTATATATTAAGATAACACTTCTCCATAGGACATAGTGGGGGTTATCACCTTTTTGACAAATTTAATAAATTTTTTATGAAAGACCAAACTTTTGATATATAAATTATATAAATTTTAATTCAAAGGCAATCAAAGGCAATTTCTGGCATAAATTAAAGGCAAATCAGTGACAAATCATAGGCAATCGACCTTATAGTCTGACGCACAAATGGCACCAGGGACTATATTGTAATGCCCCACTGGGAGGATATATGACATAGGGCAGCAATGGTGTTAATACCAGACGAGTTGTGAGCATATAGGTGGCTTAGAAACCATCTTAAAGTAGGTCTGGCGACTATATTGACTAAGTGATATAGTTAAAATCCGATGGGGCTAATTGGTCGACGGCAAGCAATTGACGGCATTTAGGTTAAACAGAGGATTTTAGATGACGGCCTAAGGATGGTCGTGTCTAAAATCCTCTGAAACTTTTAATCTCTGGCAAACATTTTGGATATATCAGATCGGTCTAGATGTGATTTCACACAACCAAAGTGTGAAAATCACTTAGAAAAGTCCTTAAAAAAGTTTTTAATAAAAACAAAAAAACCTCAAAAAATTAATTCATGAGGTTTCTTCGTTGAGGCGATGGATATATTTTATATCTTAAATTCAAAAAAAGTTGTATAAAAAAAAACCTTTTTACAAAAAGATATATAAAACATATATATTAAATTACTTTTTTTATGACAAATTTACTTACAGAACCAGATTTTATTTATTGTCTGCTCCACTACGACAGACCACCGATGAAAGATATGCTACCTGTATTCCACAATATCGGTGATGTTTTTTATTTTAACAGCACAAAATATCAAGTCATTAATATGGAGGTTGCTACTGAAAGTGATTTGGAGGAGATTGGTTGGGACTTTGTGGTGGAGCCAGGAAATCCACCACTTCTCCTTTATGCAGAAGAATGTGGTAAAATTAATTATACTGAACTGACACGTGATTTAAAACTTAGGACTTTAATAGAAAATGATGACCACTGAAAAATATAAAATCCAAATAATCCACGCGTGTGATATACTCAAAAAACATTATAGTGGAACGATATACTCGAATGAATTAAAAAATATACGAAGAAAATATATTTACAAAGATATATCACGAATGGAGTTAATTTATGACAAAGAATATTTAAGAAACCTATGGTCTATGACCAAAATAAAAATAAAATAAAAAATATGATAATGAGGGATGACACAAAAGACAAACTTGAAATCTTAATTATGAGATTAAAAGAAAAAAACCCAGATATTAAAAACATCGGGTCAAAAAACCAAGTGATTAGAAAATCATTTTGGATTGCAAAAAAAGAAAAATTAAAAATTTCACCAAACACCATAAAACAATATATTGATTGGATTATCGAACGACTTGGATCAGATATTAATTATGGTATAGGTTCTACTGGAATTATCTATGGAGATGAAATCATTGACCCGACTAATTTTGCAATAAAATATATAGCAGATGTTGGAAAATATAAAGAAATTACAAAAGTCGTGGTTCACTATTCAGATGGAACAGAAAGGGAATTCCATTACCAAAAACAACAAATTAAAAAACAAGTTTGGGAAGGTCTTTTTGACTATGGAGGAGATGGCAATAAAATAGTTGTTCAAAAAGGCGAGAAAATCGGATTAAATTTTAGGGACAAAAGTTCAGTTAGGGAACACTTTCAATATACTTTTTCTGTTGTTGAATGGTTAAAAAATATGAAGGAATATGCAACATCAGGTAAATTGACATTCTGGAATAAACACACGAAAAAAGATATAGAAACAATCGATATGTTAATCGATAGATACAGGTCATTAATGCCGAAAGTTTAAGACAATGAAGTTTAAAAAAGGAAGTAAACAAGAAAAATTAAGAATGGCAGCACATAGTCAATTAATAGGTATGATGAAACTATCAATCGACGGAGGAGGCAAGTTGGAGGATTTAGATTTCAGACAATTTGAGGAAAGAGCAGATGAAATGTTGGAGTATATGATTAAATATATCAAAATAAAAAAAATAAATGCTTCTGGAATAGATTTTTTTAACGACGACAACACACGCATATAGAATATATGGAAGTTTAATTTTTTCGTTTTATTTTAAGTAAATTTTATATGCCATGCCTCGCCGTAAAAAGCGAGGCTTTTTTTATATA